TGGCAGAGACTACTCGCTCGGAGGTTATTAACTTTCCTGCGAACTCTGTGACCCTATCAGAGACTAAACTCTTTGAGGGGTTAAACGGACATCCAAGAAGCTCCAGCGTCTGAATGTAACGCTCATAGGTAGGTTTGTGAAGGATGATAACATCATCCCCCAGGACATAAAATCTGCCTGGTACGCCCCCACTAAGGGCATCCAACAAAACGCCGTGCGCAAGCGCAAAAGCTGGAAAAGAAGGATATAAGCCCATAGGCTGTCCTTTTGTCCAGTAAAGGGTGCCGTATTTCCTAGCATCCCATGCGCTACGACTTAACTCACGAAACAGTTCGATTTGGTGCTTACCCTTCGGAAAGATTTCCTCAAGGATCGAACACTGCAGATCTAATGGAAAATGATCTGTGGCGGACGATAAATCGACAGCATAAGCTGTTCCGCCTTTCCGTAAGTGCTCTTGTACATGTGAGTAAGGTTTAGATTGATCAAAGGTGCAATCCCACGGTAGTGTTCCCAACAGCTTAAAAAGTGCCGACCCCAAGGGGTGCAACGCCAACTGGTGGATACGGTACGGGGACGCAATCCAACGAACTTTCCAACCACCGTCCTTGGTTAGAGGAACAAGTGATCCTGCATCTGTAGGTGAAAAAGGTGGACGCAGCCGAGAGTGCACAGTCTCAAATGCACCGTGCTCAGAGAGGTGGTAAGCCTGCCCCGATAGACCCCGAAGGGGCTCTCTCAAGGAAATGTTCGATAAACCTTCCAACACCGGGCCATAAGAGGCATAGTGCCGATTCAGGAAGATAAGATGATATGGATCTTCCAGCCATCGTAATTCCTGCTCTAAGTCATGTTGCTCGACAGAGCGACCCCCCCATATGGGGGCCTTGGTAGAAATTTTACCTTGGAAGGTGACGAGGGGTTGAGTCGGCCCCAAGTCCAATGTACCAATAATGTTCCGGGCGTGACGAGCAAGATCGTTTAGGAGGTTTGCCGGCAAAGTAACCGGGTCTGCTCCTATAGAGGCCTTCATTTCTTCCACGTGCTCCTCAGTGGGCTCGGAGGGGATGAAACTACTATATGCCATAAGGCAATTCATCACAATCTCCAATCCTTTTAAGGACTTGCTTGCGAACTTACGCAGAAAACCCCACACACCATACCATTCTCCTTGCCTGTTCTTCCTGACCCAGGTAAGAGGCTCATGTCCGGCATGAATCCGGATAAAATCCTGCTTTAGCGACTTTAACCGATCCACGGTCCATTTTGGTCCTGAGTTGCTTTCCCACCTCAAAATGTCTGCTTGTAAGTCTACAGCAGCTTTGGCAGGTAAGCCGTAACTAATGAAACGACCTAGAAAGTCCGAGCTACGGGAATATCCCATAGGGTGCCTCCTTTCTTTTTAGAGGTGCCAAATAGCTCGACATTCGAGGGAACGCCGGAGGTCAGAAGTGGCCCATAGCCGCACCACGCGGACTGGGACATAAGTTAGAAAGGGATATCATCGACGTCAACACATCCGTCCGCCATCAATGGCAAAACGGATCCCTCATCTAGACTCAGAGCATTATACTGTGAGCCTTTATCGGCTTCGGTAAGGTTGCTGGGGATCTCCAGAGGTTCTACATGGAGCACCTAGCTACTGCGGTTGGGCTCGTTTTCAAACCAATCGTCAATCAAACCATTAATCCTGTCCCGGAAACCTTGTTGTTTCTTCGACAAAGGAAGCCTACCTAACAGGGACTTCATCTCCAAAAGCCTCTTGGCTTCATGGAGTGTCTCCTCCAGATAGTAGCTTAAATCGATTTCCGTCATAGATGTCACCTCCTTTCTTATAGTCATATGGGCT